AAGCGGCCTTGGTATCCGTTATGACAGGGGCACTCACGGGCGCCTTTGGATTGTTTCTCGGTAAAAAAGAATGAGAACATCCCCAGAGGGAATAGACCTCATCAAGCATTTCGAAGGCTGTGAGACAAAAGCATACCAATGTAGTGCAAATGTGTGGACAATTGGATATGGCCACACAAGGGGCGTCAGAGAGGGCGACGAAATTACCAATGATAAGGCGGAATATCTTCTTCTTGAAGATTTGAAGCACTTCGAAGGTTATGTAGATCGTCTGGTCGAAGTAAGTTTGAATCAAGACCAATTTGATGCGCTTGTTTCTTGGACATTCAATCTTGGCCCAACAAATCTCGGTGAAAGTACGTTACTCAGGAAGCTCAATCAGGGACACTACGAAGAAGTGCCCAGTGAAATGGCACGCTGGAACAGATCCGACGGCAAAGTCTTGGAGGGTCTGAAGAGGCGCCGCAAGGCCGAGGGTCTGCTTTGGCAGGGGCTCGACTGGAAGGATGTCTAATTTAGCCCTTAAAGACTTTGATATTCTTTCTGACCAAGAGAAGCAAGAGGCTCTGGCCCTGCTTCAGCGCTACGAGACAATCGAGCAACAGGAAGACTGTCAAAAAGATTTTATCCGCTTTGTAAAAAGCCAGTGGCCCGAGTTTGTCGAAGGGCGCCATCACCGCATCATTGGTGAAAAATTCAATCGGATTGCCCAAGGCAAGCTCAAGCGGCTTATTGTCTGCTTACCCCCTCGTCACACCAAGTCTGAATTTGCCTCAACCTTCTTTCCGGCGTGGATGATGGGGCTCAGAGGCGACCTCAAAATCATTCAGACCACCCACACTGCTGAATTAGCAGTCAGATTTGGCCGTAGAGTACGGAATATCATCGACTCCGACGAATATCAGACTGTTTTCCCCGATCTGAAGCTACAGGCGGACAACAAATCAGCGGGTCGATGGACAACCAGCAAGGGTGGAGAATCGTTTTACGCAGGTGTCGGCGGCGCAATTACGGGCCGCGGCGCTGATCTACTTATCATTGACGATCCAGTATCGGAGCAAGACGCTTTGAGCCCGACGGCCATGGATTCGGTCTACGAGTGGTACACCTCTGGCCCCCGTCAGCGCCTTCAACCGGGCGGTATTATCGTGATCGTGATGACTCGCTGGAGCACTAAGGACCTCGTGGGCCGCGTCTTGAAAAAGCAGGGCGATGATTATGCAGACCAGTGGGAAATTGTGGAGTTTCCAGCAATCATGCCCGAATCTGACACGCCGCTCTGGCCAGAATTTTGGAAAAAAGAGGAGCTTTTGTCCGTAAAAGCGTCTTTGCCACTGTCAAAATGGAATGCGCAGTGGATGCAAGACCCGACAGCGGAAGAGGGGTCCATTGTGAAGAGAGAATGGTGGAACAAGTGGGAGCCTGATTATGTCCCTGAGTACGAATACGTCATTCAAAGCTATGACACCGCCTTTTCGAAGAAAGAAACAGCGGACTACAGCGCTATTACGACGTGGGCGGTCTTTAAGCCACGAGACGGGGAGCCCGATGCGATTATTTTGCTCGACGCAAAGCGTGTAAGGGCTGATTTCCCAGAACTCAAAAAGCTCGCGTGGGAGGAATATAAGTATTGGGAGCCTGACTGCGTTCTAATTGAGGCAAAGGCTACTGGAACGCCATTAACCCAAGAGTTGCGGCGGATCGGTATTCCTGTAACCGCCTATACACCCAGTCGAGGGCAGGATAAGATTGCCAGAATGAACTCTGTCGCTCCTATTTTTGAGTCGGGCATGGTTTGGGCTCCAGAAGAGGCTTTTGCAGAGGAAGTCATCGAAGAAATGGCTTCTTTCCCGTATGGAGACCATGATGACTATTGTGACTCGGCTACGATGGCGCTGATGAGGTTCAGACAGGGCGGTTTTCTGTCACTTGGAGACGATTATCAAGTGGAAATGCACCCGATGAGGCGTGATCGAAAGGTTTATTACTGATGGCTATCGAAAAAAGAGAACTCGGCACCGATTCAGACCCAAACGTGATGCCCATGGGCAACGCAATGGAGGTAACTCCAGAGCCGACTCGCCAAGATCAAATCCGTGCGGCGGCAGAAATACTGGTCGCCGATGATGCGATATTGGTCGATGACGAAATCGATGCCCCTCAGATGGAAATGCCTCAAACGGCATTCAATGCAAATCTGGTTGACGAAATTGATGACGTTGACTTGATGGTAATCTCAAAAGAGATTTTGGCTGGCATTGACTCTGATAAAGAAAGCCGTGCTGACTGGGAAAAGACTTACGTTGACGGCCTGAAATACTTAGGCATGAAATTTGATGAGGCCCGATCTTCTCCCTTCCAAGGATCGACTGGCGTCATTCATCCAATCCTTGCCGAAGCCGTGACTCAGTTCCAAGCGCAGGCATATAAGGAGATGCTCCCCGCAAAGGGTCCAGTCAAGACGGAAGTGGTGGGTGCTCGAACTCCCGAATCAGACGCGCAGGCGTCTCGTGTCGAGGAGTTTATGAACTTCTACATCCTGAATGTGATGCAGGAATTTGATCCAGAGCTGGATATGCTGTTGTTTTATCTGCCGCTCGCGGGATCTGCGTTCAAAAAAGTATACTTTGACACGGCAGTCAATCGTGCCATGTCAAAATTCATCGAGCCGCAAGATCTTATTGTTCCTTACGAAGCATCCGACCTTTTCACCGCAGAGCGCGTAACTCATGTGCTCCAGATGTCCAAAAACGAAATCCGCAAGCAACAGCTCAACGGATTCTATGCGGACATCAACATTTCTGATGGTGGGTACGCCTTCTCACGATCAGAGATCGAAGAAGAGATTGATTCTATCGAGGGTATGGAGCCGAGCAGTAAAAATACTCGCGACCATACCGTTTACGAGGTCCACACGGTCCTCGATTTGCCCGGTTTTGAGGATGTCGGCGCGGATGGCCAGCCCACCGGACTGAAACTGCCTTACATCGTGACAATAGACGATGTGAGCCAAAAAGTTCTTTCTATCAGGCGTAATTATTTAGAAACGGACGCCCTCAAAACCAAAATAAACTATTTTGTGCAGTATAAATTCTTGCCGGGCCTTGGTTTTTACGGCCTTGGCCTGAGCCACATGATTGGCGGTCTTGCAAAAGCAAGCACCTCGATTTTGCGCCAATTGATTGACGCTGGAACCTTGGCAAACCTACCTGCGGGTTTCAAGGCTCGCGGTATGCGCATTAGAGACGAGGACGAACCGCTTCAGCCGGGCGAGTTTCGTGACATTGACACAACTGGCGGCAATCTCCGAGAGAACTTGATACCTCTGCCTATTAAAGAGCCGAGCAATGTACTAATGAGCTTGCTCGGCCTGCTGGTGGATTCTGGGAAACGATTCGCCTCCATTGCCGACATGAACGTGGGAGACATGAATCAGGCCATGCCGGTGGGCACAACTGTCGCTTTGCTAGAGCGCGGCACCAAGGTCATGTCTGCTATCCACAAGCGACTTCATTACAGTCAAAAAATAGAGTTTCAATTACTGGCCCGCGTTTTTGCAGAGTTTTTGCCCCCGAGCTACCCGTATCAGACCGGATCTGGGCCATCTGAGATTAAGGTGCAGGACTTCGATGGCAGAATCGACGTCATACCCGTAAGCGATCCCAATATCTTCAGCCAGAGCCAGCGGATCACCATGGCTCAGGAGCTTTTACAGCTTGTGCAATCAAATCCTCAGATCCATGGGCCGCAGGGAATGTATGAGGCTTATAGGCGGATGTATGCGGCGCTGGGGATTGATAATGTTGAGGGCTTGCTCCAACCACCAGCCCCGCCCCCTCCACCACAAGTCACGGATGCGGGCATAGAAAACTCTGGCTTTATGATTGGCACCCCCGCCACAGCGTTTCCGCAACAGAACCATAGAGCGCACATTGACGCTCACCGCAGTCTGTTTCTCACCGAGCTTGTGAAGGGACAGCCGCCACTTCAGGGCACGATCATCGCCCACATGATGCAACACCTACAATTTATGGCCACTGACATGGCCACACAGCAACTGCCGCCAGAAATCCTTCAACAAATGGAGCAAATGGAGCAGTTGGCTCAATCGGGCCAAGTCCCGCCCGAAGTCTTAGCGCCGATGCAACAAGAGATGACGGCGATGATTGAGCAAGTTTCTGCCCCGATCTTGGCCCAGCTCACTCAGGAGCTATTGGTCAGTATCGGACAGGGTGATGCAGAGGATCCGCTGGTGGCAATCAGACAGCAAGAACTGGATATTAGAGCGGCAGAGCTTCAGCAGGATCAGAGTCAGTTCCAACAAAAAGAGCAGGCTCGTGCCAATGAAAAACTCCTTGAGGCTGAGTTAGCGAAACAGCGAATCGACGCCACCAAGGACAACAACGACGAGAAGATGGATTTGGCCATGGATCGTCTCAAAACCCAGACAGACCTGAAACTGCTTGAGCTTCAAGCAAAGTATGGCATTCGCTTATAGGAGGCCCACGATGCCGTTAAAGAAAGGAAAATCCCAAAAAGCCATTAGTGACAACATCAAAACCGAGATGAAGTCTGGCAAGCCGCACAAGCAGGCTGTTGCTATCGCAATGAAGACAGCAAAGATGAAAAACGGCGGCGAAGTAAAGCGCGTCAAGAAAAAAATCCGCGGCGGCGGAGCGGCCACCAAGGGCCTTGGGTTTTACGAGATTGATTGATGGATGACGTTGACTTAGCAAATCGGATCAAAAAGACCATCGAAGACAGAAAGGCGCTTATCCAAGAGACCTTGATGGGCGGCAGGCTTTCTGACATGGAGATGTACAAGAGTATACAAGGCGAGATCAATGCGCTAACCTTAATAGAAGAGACTATTTCTGAGCACTTTAAGGGGAGCTAATGGGAGCGGAAGAAGCCTATGTATCGGCGGATCAGGTCGTACTTGATCCAACTATTCTTGAAAAAAGCGCAATCGAGCGGATGCCAGATCCCACGGGCTGGCGAATGCTTGTACTGCCATGGGCAGGCGTAGCAAAAACCAAGGGCGGCATTCATCTTACAAAATCAACAGTGGATCGCGAGGCACTTGCGACCGTGGTTGCCTATGTAGTGAAAATGGGTCCCCTTTGCTATAACGACACGGAAAAGTATGGCGACACGCCATGGTGCCAAGAAAAGCAGTGGGTTTTGATCGGCCGCTATTCTGGCGCTAGGTTTAAGCTGGAAGACGGCGCCGAGGTCAGAATTATTAACGATGACGAAGTAATCGGTACAATCCTTAACCCTGACGATATAGTGAGCATTTTATGATTGAGAACGAGAGCCAACAGGCCGAAGAAGAGATTCAGATCGAAATCGCAGATGAGGCGGAACAGCCGCAACAGTCAGATGACGAGCTGAACGAGTATTCGAAGCGGGTTTCTCGCCGCGTGAATAAACTCAACGCGAGAGCGCGAGAAGCAGAAGAAAGAGCGGCCGCGGCAGAGCGGCTTGCTCAAGAGCGCGAGCAACAGCTTCATCAATATAGAAATATTGCCGCCTCCCACGAAACTGCCGCCCTAACGGCGGAAGAAGAAAAAATAAAATCGCAAGAGGCACAGGTAGATGAAATTTATCGTCAAGCAGTTCAAAGCGGTGATGCAGAGTTGCAATCGAAAGCTACAACTCTTAAAAACGAAGTGGCCATTCGGAAAGAAAAACTCAACACCGCCAAAGCCAGAAAAGAAGCCCAAGCCCAGCAACAAGCACAATATCAGCCCTATCAAGAACAAGCCCCCCAAGGCCAAGAACAGCCCCAGCCGCAAGAGCCGACGAAAGAAGCGTTAGCTTGGCATGAGGCAAATCCATGGTATGGCGATGGTGAGAATGAAGATCACAAGCAAGCGACTCAGTTTGCTTACTTTACTCACTACAATCTTATCAGCGAGGGCTATGAGCCTGATTCAGAGGATTATTATCAGGCACTAGATTCCCGTGTCGAAAGAGCTTATCCTAATCTACCAAGGCAGAGTCGTGAGGCTCCGCCAGAACAGATCGAGCAAAGTGAGGATCAACCCGCCGTGCAACGAGTTGCCTCCGCCCAAAGTAGTGGTCGATCACAAACACGAGTGAAAAAGGACGGTGTTCGTTTTAGCAATAGCGAACTCGAACGGATTCGCGGATTGAAGCCGCACAATATGTCGGACGATCAATGGATCAAGACAGTGGCGAAAGAGAAGCAAAAAATCCAACAGAGGGCTAACTAATGTCTGAAACAAAAAAGAGCACACGTTCTAGCCGTGACAGCGGAGCGCACGTTAATCAGGCTCGGCGACAACCATGGCGCCCAGTGCGGAAGTTGGAGACTCCCCCTGCTCCTCCGGGTTATGTTTACCGATGGATCAGAGAGTCGATGTTAGGCAGTGAAGACAGAGCGAATGTTTCGCGACGTCTACGCGAAGGATGGGAGCTGGTGCGTGGCACCGACCTCCCGCCAGAGTTTGAACTGCCGACGCTAGATAACGGCCGACACGAAGGCGTTGTGTATAACGAAGGTTTGTTGTTGGCGAAGATCCCCGAGGAGACGGTCAAAGAGCGCAATGAATACTACGCTGAAAAGACCGAAACAGCGACGGCGGCGTTGGATAACAATATGTTCAACGAGGCCGCGCAAGATTCTCGATATGTTAAGTACGATCCTAGCCGCTCAAGCCGTGTATCCTTTGGCAAGCAGTAAAATAGGAGAGTTCCGATATGGCAAATAAAGATGCCGCTTTTGGACTAAAGCCTGCTCGAATGATGGGTGGCGCTCCGTTTTCTGGTGGTCAGTCTCGTTATAGAATCGCCAACAATCAGTCAGGCGCTATTTTCCAAGGCGACTTGGTTAAGCAACTGACTGGCGGTACTGTTTCACGAGCGGCCGCTAGTTCCACTGTGCCCGTTGTAGGAGTATTCAACGGCGTTCAGTACACGGACCCAACCTCGAAAGAGCAGATTTTTTCAAATCATTACCCCGGCTCGGTAGCCGCAGATGACATTATCGCTTTCGTAGTCGATGATCCAAATGTGGTTTTCGAAGTGCAGGCAGACGATACGTTCCCAGTGGCCGACCTTTTCGGCAACTTCGACATCGTTGACCAAAGCACCACGGGTGATACTAGCTCTGGCAGATCAAATATGGAGTTGGACGTAACGACTGGTGCTACCACCACGACGTTGCCGCTCAAGGCCATTGACATCAGTCAGGATCCTGACAACTCAGACGTAGCAAGCGCAAACACCAATGTTATGGTTGTAATTCAAAACCATATCGCGGGTGTCAAAGGCGCTGGCTTAGCATAAGGAGGCTAGGTAATGGCTATTTCACGAGCACAACTAGCCAAGGAATTAGAACCAGGGCTCAATGCTTTATTTGGCATGAGCTACGATTCTTACCAGGCCGAATTCGAGGAGATCTTTGCTATTGAAGACTCTGAGCGTGCCTTTGAAGAAGAGGTTTTGATTACGGGTTTCGGCTCTGCGCCGACAAAAACTGAAGGTGCTGGCGTTGCTTTCGACACCGCATCTGAAGGTTTTACCGCCCGGTATACGCACGATACGGTTGCCCTGGCCTTCAGTCTCACGAGTGAAGCCGTCGAGGATAATCTGTACGACTCTCTTGGTCGCCGTTATGTGAAAGCGCTTGCGCGATCCATGGCAAACACCAAGGAAGTAAAGGGTGCAGATGTTCTCAACAATGCTTTCAGCTCCAGCTTTGCTGGAGGTGACGGGCAACCGTTGATCTCAACCGCTCACCCGCTTGCGGGCGGCGGAACATTGGCTAATCGTGCGACCACGATGGCTGACCTCAACGAGACTTCTCTGGAAGATGCGCTGATTGACATCAGCACTTTCACTGATGATCGCGGTCTGACTATCTCGGTTCAAGCGACCAAGCTGGTTGTACCACCTCAGTTGGTTTTCGTTGCTGACAGAATCCTGAACTCAACTTTGCGTTCGGGCACTGCTGACAATGACGTCAACGCTATCCGCAACACTGGCGTTCTCCCGCAAGGCTACACGGTCAATCATTACCTGAGCGACCCAGATGCCTTCTTTATCCTGACTTCGGTTACGGATGCGGGTGAAGGACTCAAGATGTTCCAGCGAACAGCGATGGAAACCAGCATGGAGCCTGACTTCTCCACTGACAACATTCGGTACAAGGCCCGTGAGCGTTATAGCTTCGGCTTTTCCGATTGGCGTGGGGTATACGGCTCACAAGGAGCTTAATTCAAGCTCGACTCCTAAGAGTATTGGGGCCTTCGGGCCCCTTTTTTTTATTTTTTTTGCGGAGTAAACTGATGGAGTCTAATGGTCATTGCATAGGGCGATGACTGGTTCAGAAGGAGAACTGTTATGACAACCCACTTTACCTCTGGCGTCACTAACGTCGGCGCAGGAAGCACTCTTGGCAGAGCAAAAATGCCTGCCCCAGCCAAATATCACGTTTACCACAACGACTTTGACACCTATCTGGCATCCGACTGGACAATTACCACCACTGAGGGCGGCTCTGGCAATGCCTCTGAAGCTCTCGGCGATGGTGACGGCGGGCTCCTAGTCATCACGAACGATGACGCGGACAACGACAACGACTTCCTTCAGCTTGTTAAGGAAGGCTTCAAGTATGAGGCTGGCAAACAGTTGGCCTTCAACGCTCGATTCAAAACCTCTGACGCAGATGCCTCAGATGTGGTGATGGGTTTGCAGATCACGGACACCAGCCCGCTGGATGTATCCGATGGTATCTTTTTCTTGCTTACAGACGGGTCAACTACTCTGACCTTTATCGTAGAAAAGGACGGTACACAGAGCACTTTGGATTTGCCAACCGCGATGGCCGACGATACTTTTATGACTGTCGGCTTTATGTATGACCCGAAAAGCCAGAAGTTCCACGTCTATCAGAACAACACTGAGGTCGGCACCGTAGCGTCTACAAACGCGCCTGACGATGAAGATCTGACGGTTTCTTTTGGTATTCAGAATGGCGCGGCGGCGGCAAAAGTCCTGACCGTAGATTACGTCACGGCGATGAAAGAGCGCACAGCCAGCACTGAACTCTAAATTGGAGGTTCCAAATGGCTGATGCAGTCACTTCGCAAACCATTCAAGACGGTGAACGCAAAGCCGTCTTGAAATTCACCAATGCCAGCGATGGCACTGGTGAGTCGGCCGTAAAAAAGGTAGATGTTTCTGCCTTGACGTCAAACACCCGCGGTGAGGCTTGCACCGCCGTCACAATCAACAAGATTTGGTGGCAGTGTACTGGTATGAGCGTCAAGATAGAATTTGACGCCTCTACCAACGTGCTGGCTATCGGCTTGTCAGAGAACTCCAATGGTCATCACGACTATTCTAATTTTTCCGGTATCCCAAATAACGCGGGCTCTGGCAAAACTGGCGACTTGGATTTCACGACGGTTGGGCATTCCAGCGGCGATAGCTACATGATTATTCTGGAGCTTATCAAGAGTTACGGTTAATTATGGCAACGACCAAAGACGTAAAACGACTCCCCTCTGGGCGACTCCAGTACAGAGGGGAGACTTTTGCTGGCTACAACAAGCCAAAACGAACGCCCGGCAAAGCCAAGAAAAGTGCGGTCCTTGCCAAAAAGGGCAATGAGGTCAAGCTGGTCAGGTACGGAGATAGCAAGATGACGATCAAAAAAAGCCAACCTGCTAGACGTAAATCCTTCCGTGCGCGGCACAAATGCGACACGGCAAAAGACAAGTTTTCGGCCAGATACTGGTCGTGCAAGGCTTGGTAGGCAAATAAAATGAGCATAAAAGACAGTGTTCTGAAATTCATGCGGCCCATTATCGCGCCTTACACGACCCCGAGAGGCGCAGCGGCGGGTATAGTAGGCTTGATCAACCCAGCAGCGGGCGCACTAGTCAGGTATGGCCCAGACATACTTTCTGCGATGGGCTCCGCTTCTAGTGGTCAAGGGGCGGAACAAAGTGGATCGAGAAGCAGATCGAGAGGCATGAGCGGTATGATGCCTTTGAGTGGCGGCAGCGGAAGAGGTTATGGCGTAGGCGGAGGCGGTGGTTTACCTCTGAGTGATTTGAGCCAGTATTTTCAACGAGGCCGTGCATTGGACGATTCGGACATGAGGGGAAGCATTCCTACAATGAATCAAGGCGGTCTAGTTCAGCAGGTGATTGCTGACAGACAGCGCGTTCTCGATTCTTTTACGCCAAACCCCTACGATCAATATCAATATCTGATGGAGAATCCAGCGACGCGGCAGGCGCCTACGGATGATGAAGTGATTACTGGCGAACTTTTGCCTGCAACACCTACTGATCCCAACGAAGGGAGGCTTTCCTTTGACGACTTTACAAGTCAAGACCCAAATCCACCAGCAATGAGTCCTTTAGAGGCGCGGATCGCTGAGCTGATGGAAAACAGGGGTATGACACAGCAAGAGGCCGCAGCAAATCAGGCTTTTGCTGCTCAACAGGGCGCAGATCTTAATAACGACGGTGCCGTTACTAACGCTGAGTATGCAGAGTTTATGCGTGCTCAAGAACCTACGGTGTCTACGATGCCAGTCGGCCCTATGGTGCCTTTGATGCCGAATGAAATTGGCGGCGGCTTCCTTTCTGGATTAAACACGGATGCTATTCAGCAGGCCATAGAGGAGTATAAAGCCTCGATGGGAGATCGCTCTGGAGGTGTGGACGCTCCCGCTGTCACGCCGACAATCCCAGACAATCTGCAAGACCGCATCGCGGCCCTGACAGGCGGCGCGGGCACCTTTGGCGGCATGATTCCAAACATAGACGTGGATCGACTTCGAGAAGTGATGGCAGAACTCTACGGAGGACAAACGCCTCCAGTCAGAGGTCCTGAGTTTAGACCTCCACCTCCGAGGCGAATGATCGTAGATCCGCGCAGAATGGAAGGGATTTAGTAATGCCAAAGGCAAAGGCTAAACCCAAGGCAAAAAAGAAAGCAAAGTCTCGTGTAAATGAGGCGGGCAACTACACGAAGCCCACCCTACGTAAGAGGCTATTCAAGCAAATAAAAGCAGGATCTAAGGGCGGACGCAGTGGTCAATGGAGTGCTCGGAAGGCGCAAATGCTGGCCTCCGCCTATAAAAAAGCTGGGGGAGGATATAGGGACTAATGGCTCTCAAGAAGTCACAGAAGTCCCTGAAAAAATGGACGAAACAGAAGTGGCGCACTAAATCTGGCAAGCCCAGTACTCAAGGCAAGAAAGCCACTGGCGAGCGTTACTTGCCCGAAAAAGCTATCAAGGCCATGTCTGACAAGGAATACGCGGCCACAACCCGCAAAAAGCGAGCAGACACCAAGAAAGGCAAGCAGTTTTCCAAGCAACCAAAGAAGATTGCCAAAAAGACGGCGAGGCATCGCAAATGAAGATTGACGAAAAAAAAGCTGACCTTAACAAAGACGGCAAGCTATCTGGTTACGAGCGAAAGCGTGGTGAGGCGATTGCTCGCAATTTAAATAAAGGCGGTTACGTCGAGGTTCAAGGGCGTGGCTGTGGCGCAATGATGAATAATCGACGTAAAACAACGCGAGTTCCGCGTTAATTAGAGGGTACAAATATGGCATTCACAAGAGGATTACCTAAAAAATCAAAAAGGCCGATGCAAGGCAGAGGTCGCGGTGCTGGGCAAGCAGATGAGCGCAAAGCGAGAAAAACTGAAAGAACCCTTAACAATATTAGAGACACTTTTAAAAGTCGTGCGACCCCCATGCTGGGGATGAAGGAAGGGGGAGTTATGAAAACTAAAGGCATGAAGAAGGGCGGCATGATGAAGTCCAAAGGTTATGCCAAGGGCGGTGCTATGAAGACAAAGGGCATGGCCAAAGGCGGCGCCATGAAAACCAAGGGCGGCGTAAAGGGCGGCATGAACAGAAAGATGCGTGCTCCTAGCAGTAAAAAGAGCGGTCTGTTTGGACGATAAATGGCGTATTTGCAAAGTAACATCCCGCACTTTA